ATACTTGTGCTTGCTCTTGAGATGCTGTGTCATATAATCAAAGTATCGTGCGACTGTCTCACCCCATGTCTCACGACGCTGCTCATCCTCTTTCCATCGGGCGTACCGTGAAAGAGCAATGAAATTCTGATAGTCTGTTGGCAAATAGTTGTTCATTTTCTCACTCCGTTAATGTTTTTATATTACGTATTTCGGCACCCTCTACATCGTAGAAGTATTCTTTTATGCCGTCTTCAATCTCCGTGCCTACGTCTTCATCCGCAGGTATAGGATATTCTTCAGGGTCAATGTCAATGTTGATGTAGACTCTAACTCTCATCACTCGCCACCACGTCTTCTATAAGCGTATTGAGATACCACTGTGCTTTCTGCAAGTCTTCAAGCGGCTTACCCTTGTAGTCAAAACGCCACATGTACTTCATAACATTACCCTGTAGGTAATACTTGAAGTTTGGTCCTAGTGCAGCCTGAATAGCAGCAATACACTCAATACCTGACTGATTGTAATGTGAAGGACTGTTGACCATATCTGTCTTTGTGTCAGACAATTTCTTTGTGTAGTATTCATCCATCAGTTTCTCCTCATCTTCTGCTGTTCTGTTTTTCATGTATTCCTCGTGTCTCATGCAGAACCTCCTGTCTTACTGTTGAAGTTGAGATGAACAACATTACCGTCATATGTCTTCTCTACGCCCATCTCTTCTTCTAGTTCTACATCAATACCCATCTCGTTGTCAACAACTTCCATGACATACGTATGAACAAGATTACGAATAGTCTCATCCTGTTCCATGATAGGCACTGTGGCGCACATCATCTTACAGAAGTGCATTAGCTGTGTATAGCTTTCATCATCCATAGGATTGTCTGGTCCAGAGATAATAGAGATATCAATCTCACCTGTCCAGTCTTCGCCGGATACCGTGGGTCTTACACGAATTACAAAGTCCTCATCTTCAAATGTCATATAATCTGTCATGCTCATCTCCTCTTCACTTTTGTTCCACTGAACTTGATAAACTTAGGGTGATTGTTTTTACCCTTCTCCTTTAGCCAATCTTCGGGAATGATGCGGTCATAATATCTGAACCCATATTTAATACACCACTCTGCGTATGTAGACTTAGCACCTTTACGTAGCTTACGTCTACTGTTTTCAAACACAAAACGAAGGTCTAACTTGGGATGCTGCTTCTTGATTGCAAGATGCTTGCGTCTGTCTGCTGCTGTAAACATGCCCTTCGTCTCAATGATGATACCGTTGTCCAGTATGAAGTCAGGAGTATAGGTGCGGTAGGCCAAGTCTTCCCATTCAATTTTCATGTTCTCGTAGTCATACTTAACTTTGAGTTCATCTAAATAAAGGGACAGCTTATGCTCTAATCCACTCCTATACCCATACTTTCTCGCTGCACGAAACTGCTTTGCGTTGGGCATTACATTGCCCTTCCCTTGAAGAAGTTTTTGTTTTTGTATTCATCTGCAAGTGTCACGTACGATACAGTCTTAGGCTGCTTGGCCTGTGACATAACAGCGGGTAGTTCTTGTATCTCTGGCCAACACGAGAAACGATAGCGGCAGAAACCACACTCTGTGCCAAGCATTGTGTTACCAGTAGGCTTACCACGGAATGTCTCAGGCACTGCATCAAAGCAGCGTTCAAACTTATTAGCCTCAACAGCGTCTGCTGTCTCTTTGATCTTACCAACTTCTTGCTCTACGTCAATACCTGTAGCCGGTACGTACTTGAACTGGCCGTTAGCCTTGTTCACTACCCACCATCCACCAGCCTGTTTGCCTGATGCCTTTGCATAGCCAGCAAGCTGTGAGACGTAACCAAAAGCATCACCCTTCTTCAGTGTGTCGAAAGACTCAAACTTGTTAGTATACGACCAATTAGATGCTGACTTAATATCATCAACAGCACCATCAATAACAATATCGTAGGTGCCAGTGATGGATGTATCGTCGTCAAGATCAAGCGTAACCTTCTCATCATCTTCATACTTCACTCCTGCTTCCTTGAGAAGACCTTTGAAGACAGCTTCAACAATATCCCCAAGCATCATGTTCATTACGAATGTGGTAGGCAGGGGCAGTGCTTTCTCTGGCTCATTCTTCTCAAACCAAAGCTGGCAAGTTGGTCTACCTACGTTTGACATACGCAGACCAAACTTGTCACGCTTGTTGCCCCCACCAAACTGGCGTTGAATTGCATTCATTACATCTTGACCTACCTGCTTAACGGTATCCTCAGACATTGTGGACTTACCGTTAGCAGCATTCTCCATGTATTGGTGCAACGCCAGTTCAGCAGGATGCTTCATTATGCTACCTCGTCTTCTACTTCAATGTCAACAAGATCATCCAACACAGCAACATCATCCTCTTCCATCTTGGAGTTTGCTTTCTCTGCCCAAGCGTTGACGATGTAGTTATTGTAGTTGTCGATCCACGACATGAAATCACCAAACAGAACTTGATCTTCTTGGGTCAATTCAATCGTGTTTGACACATCCAATGAGGCTATTGGCACATAGAACGAAGCACCCGTAGGAATCTTACGTTCTTCTGTGTTAGCAGTAATGGTGTGCTGGACAGGCAACCGCTGCATCTTGGCCAGCTTCTCAAAGCTACCACCAATTTCTTTGAATGCATCACGGTTGTCAATCTCCCAGATGAAAGGCGTAACTTCTACCTCAACAGGATTACCCTTGTCGTCTGTCGGATTGAGCATCTCGACTGTACCAAGCACCACACGAACACGCTTGATCTGCTTAATCAGGTCTTGCAGGTTCTGCGGCAGTGCCTTGAAGTCTTTGATGTAGCCAGCAGGTTTACCACAGTTGAACCCACCATCATTGTCCTTCAGGTCAATGTTAAGCGTGTCAGCCATGATACTCTTAATGAAGCGGTTAGGCGTATTGCCGCCGCCTTGCATGTAACGCTTGTACATGAAGCGTTGCATAAATGGGCGAAACTTAACGCTTGAGGCGTAGTGGGTTGGACCGTCTGGTATTTCCAGCTTGTAGGTTCCACCCTCAACGACTTCCACGTTTACGTTCTTACCCTTCACTTCTGCCGTACCCATGATTGGGCTGTGGTGTATGCGCATACGAGCAAGAGAACTGGACTTAGCAGATGTCTTACCTTCGTTTGCAATACCCATAGCCTTGGCCATAGCGGCATAGTTGTTAGTGTCAATGGTTGTAAGTTGTGTCATACATTTTGCTCCTTTTGTTTAGCGAATAGTGCATAGTTATATCACGCTACATCTTTAGTGTCAAGCCAATTAGGACCGATTTTTGATTCTAAAAGCAGCGGCACATTGAACTTGATACCCCACCGTAGCGTGATGAGTTCACTGAGAACTTCATTTGTCTGGTTTATGATACTGATTACTTTCTCCTCTTCGTCTGGGTGTATGTCTATGATGATGCTGTCATGTACGCTATTCACTATACACGACTGCATACCCGATAGCAAGTCATCAACATGAATTAATGCAATCGGAACTATATCCGCAGTAGCGAATGACTGCACCGGATAATTTTTGATTTGCGTAAAGTGTGACACTCTGCCGCTTGCCTTTCGTACAACGTCAGGGAATGAGAACTCACGGCCAGAAGGTGTGGTTATCTTTCCTGTAGTCAACGCTTCCTTCGCCAAGGTAGAATGCCAATCGGCCACTCCCTGATACTTGTTGTTAAAGTGTTCGTAGTACGCTGCTTCCGCTTTTGTTCTGCCAAAGCCCGTTGCTCCATATAGCGGCGCGAATGTATGCGCCTTCGCATCCTGTCGGCTCGTAGGCTGACCAGCATTGGTAATAACTTCAGCGGTGTATGCGTGTACATCAAACCCAGTAGATACTTCTTCAATTGCAACTCCATCCTGTGATAAATATGCGGCAGCACGAAACTCAAGCTGTGCAAAGTCAGCTTCCATAATCTTACCGCCGTTAAACCGTGACACAAATACCTTCTTCACGGGGAAGGTGCCACCACGTGGCATGTTCTGCATGTTGGGGTCTGCTCCTGAGAGACGACCCGTAGAAGTGCGATGCTGTAGCAGACGCACATGCAGCTTTCCATCTGTCTTAACGTGGGTGCGAATGCCATCAACGAATGATGACAGATACGTATCCACAGCAGACAGTCGTCGTACTTTTGACAGGAAGTCAGCAGCCTCTGTCATTTCTTTGACACGTGCCGCTTTTTCCAAAGTCTCAAGGTTTAGCTTGCTGGTGCTAAAGCCATTGGCACTAGCCCACTTTGGTGACGGTGGCTTGAACTTGAAGCCAGCGGCTGTGTCTGTTGGTATAAACAGAAAGCCTTCACCATTGCACGTGCCACATTTATTTGGCTTGGCAAAAGGCTCACCATTCTTCTTGACCTTGCGTATGTAGCCTGTGCCACCGCAGTCCTTACACTGTGATGCTTTCGTGCGATACAGCTTCTCTGTGCGTGAATTGATAGCATAGCGGAAGTCTGTATCTGACATATAAGGGTCAACAACGCTGGCCCATTCCTGTTTGTCCATGACCTTTCGGCCATAGATGACCCACGATAGCTGCTCTGGGCTATTGAGATTGATAGGAGTGTCACCCATAACTTTACGGACGTGGCTCTCCAAAGCAACGATCAAGTCTTTCTTCTCCTGCTCAAACTCTGCTTGCACCTCATCCAGCTTGGTAATGTCAACTGCAAAGCCCCGCTGGTAGATACGGGCAAGGCGTACTGCTACCTGATTACTCAGGTCAACTGTGCTGCGCAGCCCTGCGTCTTCCTCTGTATTCAGTCTATACATCAGCTTATCAGAAAGCTGCTGAGTGGCGTGTAGGTCAGCAGACAGATATGACGTAAGCAGGTCATATGGTATGTCACGTGTGCTGTAGCCTTTGGCAAAGTATTCCTTGAGTGTGTCTTGCTTACGTGTGTCAAGCAAATATCTGTTGGCACATGCCTCAAGTGATAGCGGTTCTTTCTGGCCACGCTGCAAGACATACTCTGCCAGCATCGTGTCGAAGACAGGACCGTCATACTTGAAGCCTGACTCCCAAAGCCACAGCAAGTCGTATGCTGCGTTGTGTGCGATCAGGATAGTAGTCTGATCCAGATAGCCTTGCACCAAGTCAAAGGACTCCTGATCGGGAGACGAACACTCTGCATGATCGAAAGATACAATTGTTTCGTCACCCTGATCGGTGAGCATACCCACCATGACCAGTGAGTTCTCCGGCTCAAATGGGTCAAGGTGCATCTTGCCGTCACGCTTGGTGACTGTGTTTTCTACGTCAAGTGTTAGTTTCATACCGTGTACCTCGCTGTCTGATATTCAAGTTGGCAGTGTACCACACCGTGCCAGCCTGACAACTTATTTTTTACAACATTCAGATGACGCTGTGTATCCTCTTCGTCCTGACCCTCCGCAACAGGGTTCTTGGCAATCAGCACCATGAGGTCAGCTTCCGCTGCCTTACCGGTACGACTACCCTCCATCATGCTTTGGTTCAGCAAGACCTTGCCCTCTGCATCAGCGGAAAGCTGGGACATGTAGAACACGGCACACTCATGCTGCTTGGCAATCATACGTGCATGAACTGCGTTGGCCTTCAACGCCTCGTCGGTACGAGCAAAGCCGCCGGTCTTGGCGAACTTGTCACCCATATCGAGCAGGACGATATCTGGCTTGTATGATTTGCAGATACTCTCCACCCACGCCATATCACGACCAGTGGCATCCTTGATCTTGATGCGTTCCTTCACTGGTGCGTACAGGTCACGTGCCTTGGCTGGGTTCTCCTTGATCTGCTTCATAGTCATGCCAGTGGCGGCTGTCAGGTATCTTGCACCCACACGGTGATAGCCTTCCTCGTTACACAAGATAATGCAGTTGGCACCCTGATGGGCAAAGCCGCCGGGGCTGGCAATCAAGCTGGCGTGGAACGATGTCTTGCCGGTGTTGGGCCGTGCGCCAATCTCAATCAGATGCCCCGCATTCACGCCCTCAACCTTACGTGTGAGGCTAGGGATGTTGAACGTCCACCGTGCCTCAAGATCGTTACGGGCAAGCAATGTCTCAATGTCGATGTCATCCCACTCTACACTGAGATTGGGTGTGAAGTCATCTCCATACTGCTCAAGCAGCTTACGCAAAGGCTCAAGAGTGGACTGGTCACCTGTCACATAGTCTACACCAAGATTGGCAATGTCCTCACCCACAACCTGCTGAAACAGCTTCGACAGCACTTCCTGTGCCACGTCACCGCCCATCGGTATTTCTTTCTTGATCTTGTAGAACAGGGAAGAGAAAGCCTCTTTCCTAGCGGGTGTCATTGTAGGATTGTCTGATGTGAACAACGCCTCCACCTCATCGGGTGTGAGGGTGCGTTCATAACGATCCATGGCTGTATCAATAGTCTGCTTGATCTCCCGCACGTCCTTGCTGAACAGGCGATTAGGACATTTAGCCCCACGATGGTCATCGTAGAACTCCTTATTCATTAGGCTTCTAATCAGTGATAATTCCATATAGCTTCTCCATATCTTCGGGGTTACGATACTTCAAGTCTTCATTTAATTTGAGTATCTTTACGTTGTCAACATAGCCACGTAGTTCCTTGGCCATGATAAAACTTTTCTTTAGCGCATCGGGGTCTAACGCTACAACTGCCGTCGAGAACTGTGTGAGAAATCCTTTATGCGATTCTTGCAAAGACGTTCCAAGAAGCGCAACCCCGACAAAGGATGTAGAACCGAAACCAATAACGGCAGCACTCACACAGTCCTCAACAACGATTGCTACACTACCAGAACCAATAACGTATGGCAAGCCACTTTTTCCATATTTTGTCCATTTGGGCAATCTTTTTGTCAGTGACCTGCCGGTGGCATCAACGATAGCACCGCCGTGTCGTACAGGAAATACCACTCTGTCGTCCTTGACATCGTAGTATAATCCTAGTTCGTCAGGGTCAATGTCCCATCTAGCACACCAACGACGAAGATACAGGTTGTCAGTTCGGGGTATCACGTGTCTGGGCATCTCAAACGTATCTTCCACAGCCTTAGGAACACTGAGGAAGCCAGCACGTATGTCATCCGCAGTCAGATGCACCCTCTCACTACCCTTAACGCCACAGGTAAGCCGAAAGCAATTCCACAGCAGGGAACCCATGTTGTTGGTCACGGTAAAGGTACGTTCCCCACAGTTAGGACACTCCAGTCTCTTTGTAACTCCATTGGGTATGTTTAGATCACTAACGTATTTAAACATATTAGTGTTATTATATCTATACATGTTATACACCTTCCTTTGCGGCACTTGTACTGCTTGTAACATGCATTTTTCTCTCCGTCAAGGCATGATTTGCACTTTTCAAAGTATTTTTCATGTACGGCTTCACCGAAGCAGGGTTAGCATGTCCTGTAACCGACATTATTTGTGCCATACCGTCACCGGCCTCGACCAGTTCAGTTGTACCAGTACGCCGCAGGTCAGACAGTCGCAATTCACTTGACATACCCGCATCTTCCATGACCTTACGTGCATGTAACGGTAGTTTTTGCAGTGAATAGGGTCTGTACTCACCCTTGATGGGGTATGGACGGGGTGCCACGTACTTCTGAAAGCCAAAGTCTTCGTGTTGTTGTGTCAACATGTCACATAGATCATCTGAAATGGGCAGGTGTACGTCTGCTTTACGCTTAGATTGCTCCAGTGTCAGCGTCTTGGCATCGAAGTCAATTGCATCCCATGTGAGTAGACGCATGTCACCTAGCCGCTGGCACCACTCGTATGCCATCTGTGCAATCAAACCGATGTTACGGGTGCTAAAATCGCCGTAGGCAGTGTCTAAGAACTTTTGTACATCCTCCCTACCCCAAACAGTCTTACGCCTCTCAGCGGTCCTCCTACGCACGTTAGCGAAAGGATTGAGTGTACACAGTTCCATACGCAGCCCGTGATTAAATACGATGCTGGCAGACGACATGATGTGATTAGCCATGTGAATACCTTTCTCGCACCATTCGTTGTACGCAACCTTTGCGACACGTGTCTTCATTGTCGTGTAGTCGAGAGTGGACAGAGCCTGTCCGTCCACCTCAGTGTTGAGCATTACGCTGATGAAGTATTCATACTGTTTCTTAGTTTCATCACGTAAGTTTCTGTAATCGTAGGATTTGTAGTAATCCTGCA